TGCCTTTTGTATCTCATCTATAGACTTGCCTTGAATTAAAAATGCTTCAGGGTTCAGAGTCCATAAGTATACTTGATCTCCGTGATGCTCAACTCTGCATTCTATATACTTTTCCTGTTCACTGGGAGGAGTAATCATTTTATATTGTTGCATGTCTTTATTAGTTACCGCTCTAATAAAGCCAATTGCATTCCAAATTATCCACGCATAAAATACGCATTCAAGTAGTTGTTGTATTGTCATTATATTATTGCCGGTTAAAACCTGAAAATGTAGCTGCTATGTTGTTCTTTTAATTAATTAACCTAATGCGAGAATTGTTTGACCACCTGAAATATTTGTCCAGGTAGTCAATGCACCAACCTGCACTGGACTAGATCTATGTATTGTGTCTGCGTCACCTAAACCAAGTTTGCCGCCATAATTTCTACCCCAAGTCCATAATGTACCATCAGTTTTAATTGCCGTGCCTTGAAAACTACCTGCGGCAACCTTTGACCAAGTTGTCAATGCGCCTACTTGTACTGGACTAGATCTATTTGTTTCATCGCCTAGGCCTAAAGCGCCTTTATAATTTTGACCCCAAACCCACAAAGTTCCGTCAGATTTAAGTGCAACAGCATTGCTCAATTTGATTGAAGAATACACCCAGTTTGTTAACGCGCCAATTTGTTTTGGACTTGAATAATATGTTGTGTTACCTAGGCCAAGGCGGCCATTTGTATTTAAGCCCCAACCCCATAATGTACCATCTGTTTTAATTGATAGAATACAATATTGACCTGCATCAATACTTGACCAATTAGTTAATGCTCCAACTTGTACCGGACTAGATATATCTGAGGTGTTGCCTAATCCCAAGCCACCAAAAACACCTCTACCCCATGCCCACAGCGTGCCATCTGTTTTAATTGCATGGGTGTGATTGGTGCCACTATCGACACTTGACCAAGTAGTTAGTGCACCAATCTGTACTGGACTAGATCTATGGGTAGTATCTCCTAGGCCCAAGGCGCTGTTGTAATTGCTACCCCAAGCCCACATGGTACCATCTGTTTTTATTGCTAAGAACTGCCCCTCACGGCTACCTTCTATACGAGACCAAGTTGTCAATGCGCCTACTTGTACTGGACTAGATCTATTTGTTTCATCGCCTAGGCCTAAAGCGCCTTTATAATTTCTACCCCATGTCCATAAAGTACCATCGGTTTTAATTGCCGCAGAAAACCATTCGTTTGTATTTATTATTGACCATGTGGTTAACGCACCTATTTGAACTGGACTGGATTTGTCTATAGTTGTGCCATCTCCAACATTGCCAAAAGTATTTTTACCCCATGCCCACATATATACCGGAGGCGGAGGATTCGGAGGATCCCATGTCCGTATATTCATTCCACCAAGAGCAAAGTTAACATTTGTAATTTGCATTTTAATTCTTTCTTATACGTTTGCTGTATTTGTTGATGGGAATGCTCTTCCTGTTAGTATCCGAATCTTGCTTTTTGAGCATTATAGTTTTGAGCTACTTGTTGACCAGTCAATGCGACATTGTAAATACGTGCTACTGCAATACCACCATTTAAGTAGTTAGATTGTGTTGTGCTACCGCTAGTATCATTTTTTGCGGCCATATGTATACCTGCATTTCCACTAAGCGGAGTTGTGCCTGATGCTATTGTTACCTCTGTTGCAGCCAAATCACCGTTTATATACAAATTCATTTTGAATGTAGTATTATTATATGTCCCACAAATGTATTGCCAGCCAGTATTAAAATAAGTGCTGGCATTATTTGTAGATTCTACCCTCGGGCCTTGCCCTGCCTTTAAATGGTGAAGAACGAATTTATTGCTTACCAGTTGTCCCATTCCTAAAGAATAGTTATAACGAGAATTAGATCTATCAGCAAGTAAACTAAATACTGATATACTGGTATTTACGTTATCAAGATTCCACCAGCCTTCTACAGTATAGCTGTTAAGATCAGGCAATGCATTAGTACAGTACGCCCATTGAAGTGCGCTCCTAGTAAATTGAATGTAGCCACCATTGCCGGAATTGTATATTGGGGGGTCTGTTTTGACTGGACTTACGGTGCCACCATTATACAAATCAAAAACTTTTCCACCTACTGTATCAGTCCATACAGTACCACTACCAGGATAACTTGTAACATCCCCTGCATCAAGATTCAATACCAAACCCGAAGATACTACTGATGGTGGAGGTGGCGGAAAATACATTTGCATTCCGCCTAATAATTCTAATCCTGATAATCGCATCTTATGCCTTTAAATTCTTGATATGAGTTTTATGCACACGGCATTGCACTTGGCCGTTGTAATAATCTTCTGTTTCTAAAACTCGTCTATCCATTTGTTCTCTTGCTTCTAAATAATTGCACAGGCCTTTGTTTGGGCATATGTGCAGTATCTCTCGTATAAACTTATCCGCACCATGCGTTTCAACATCTTTCTTAACCTCATCAGATGAAGACCAATAATCTCTCCAATCTGACTCAACCTTTAATCTTTTCTTCTTACCCTTAACTACCTTTGTTCTGCGAAACCAAAACAACTTTTTACCTATATACTTGCGATTCGTGGCAGTATTGGTAATCAAGTACACATAACCATAAGCGTCGTCTGGAATAAGTTCTAAAGGGTTTCCGTTATATAGCCACATCTAAATACCAATATTAAATTAGTATTTATACGGTTTCCCAATAGTCGTTTCCGTCTGAAAAGTTATCACCATCATCCCTAGGTGGAACAAAGAAGTAATCGTCGGGATTTGTCATTATATCTTCGGCGTCTTCAACTAATCCGCCGGTTCCCATGATGCCGGCTCGTTGCAGCATTTGGGTTTGTATAGATTTCTTATATCTATGCTCTTCAGATTCTTCGCGTGCCATGTATGCCGCTTGCTTTTCTGAAAAGACTTTCTTTTGTTCCGCATTCCATTGTCTGGAATTGGCACAGGCGCGAGAACAGAACTTACCTGGTTTGGTATGTTCTGTGCTGCACTTAGGACAAGTCTTCGTCTTCGTACTCATCCTGTTGGTCTGCATCCATATGTGCTCCGCAGAATGGACAAAACTCTACTTTATAATAGTCTTCGTCAAGATCAAAATTTATCTTGAAGACGCCATCACATTCGACACATTCGTGGTGTTGTTTTCTTGCCATGATAATCCTCTCTTTTTAGTTTCTGCATCAAACACTCGTTGACGCAGGTCAGATGAACTAAAGAAATGATCTCGTTTATTGAAATACAATTCTATTCCTCTTTTCAAGCAAATGTCCTTGCCTGTATATTCTGTATCTTTATATTCTTCACCTAAGATTCTTACATCAATTGGCAATGCCATAAAGATGTCCTCGAGCTCTTTCTCCGTTGAATATACTATAATCTCATCAACATGCTTGCATGATGATACCTGAATTTGTCTCTCAATGATTGACTGCACAGGTCTGTTTTTGGATTTTCTATCTATTGTGGGATCGATTTGAATCGCAGCAATTAGATAATCGCATTGACGCTTTGCCTCTTCCAACATAATCACATGACCTGCATGGAACAGATCAAATGTGGAACACGTAATTCCAATTTTTTTGTTTACACTCATATTTTCTCCACTTCAATGTTACATTTATTTAAAAATTCTATACCTTCATTGCTTCTATACTCATTGCGATAGAATACTTTTTTAATCCCTGCTATATGTATAAGCTTTGCACAATCAAAACAAGGTGCATGGGTAATATACATTGTAGCACCTGCACCTGATTCATTGGATTGTGCCAACTTTCCAATCGCATTCATTTCTGCATGAATAACTTCTGGCTTTGTCTCATATCTATATGATCCCATTTTATGCCATGGGCCACCTGGATCTATTATATACTGCGATTCTTGATATATTTCATTCTCACAATTATTATCCCATCCAGCAGGTGTGCCGTTGTATCCAATAGATATAATTCTATTATCTTTCTCAACAACCGCGCCGACCTTTAATCGTTTGGCGGAAGACAAAGCAGCATAACCTTCAGCCGCCACCATATGTGCATAATCAAATTTACTCATTTCCAACTCACCATTTTAAATCTTTCCTTAGGTACACCAAAGTATTTACATTTCCAATCACTTTGAGCAAAAAAGTCTAAATGATACCATTCATCTTTATGCTTAAGTATTTCTTTAGCAGCATTATCCCAATCTATAGTTGCAAACTCTGCTTGTACTAACAATTTACAGGCTTGCACTTCTTCACAATCAAACCCATCATATTCCCAATGTAATACTTCAAAGCAATTGCCGTGCCTATCAACATAATCCATAGAGAAATCTAATCCCCATTTTGGACGTAATGATATAACTTTATGCACTAAAGGTAATTGTTTTGCCCAATATGTTAGTTCAGCTAATGCTTCACCTTCATACCCTTTTCGTTCAAATAACAAACTATGGTTTAGAACTGCACCTTCTATCTTAGGATATTGTGTAAACCAATCTTCTTTTAATGCTGAACGATGTGGTCTATGTTTTTTATCTTTTTGCCTATTACTATAAGCATAATGTCTTTCCAATTCAGTTAGATCATAACCATTTTGGTCAAACAGTTCCACATCTTCCGGTGTGGGTGTGTATAATATTTTATCAATGGGTTTAGACCAATAACCATTTGTGTTAAAAGAATTATTGGTTAATTCAATTTTCATCCCATTTTCCTTCAGGGCATTTTGCTCCAGGTATCATAGTCTTTGCCCATATAGAGCATCCACATTTATCGCACACCTTAGCACCAATGATAGTAGTAAGATGTTCACACTTGTCGCAAATTTCTCTGCGTTTTAATGTGAAACTTATTTCATTATTACTATTCATTTTATTTTATAATAGGTCCGCCTGTTATCCACAGTTCACAACTTCTAGTACCCGCACATTTAAAATGTAGTAAATTGCAATATCCTAAATCTGCAGATTCTCTAGTTTTCTCTGCTTCATATGCCTCTTTACCCATGCCGCCTTCTATACATTTATACATTGCGTCAGTTATATTGAACGCAGCGCAATTAGCACATTGCATAGTCTTGGCCGTTTTTTCACTAATACCCCATTGCTTAGCAGAAACTTTCCAGTAGTCTCCTGGTTCATCTGGATTAGCTGGTCCATAATGATGTTTATTTATAGCTATTTGTCTATTCTTAACATTGATGTCTAAATTTTGAGTAGCTATAGGGCATCCGTTTTTAGATGCCTCCGATAATAGTTCTTTAAAAGTTTTCATTTTTGTTTTGCCCAAACATCTTCCCAGTTACCTGTATGTGCTGCCTTAGCATAATCGGTTGCTCTATTCTCAAAGAAGTTAGTGTGAATAGGTGCATTAATCATTTCTTCAACCCAAGGTAGCGGATTCTTTTTGACCTTCATAATACCCTTAAGACCAAGACTAATAAGTCTACGATCAGTAATATAACGGATATACTGTTTGACATCGGCGGATGTTAAATTTTCCATAGGACCCATGGCAAATGCCAAATCAATAAAGCTTTCTTCGAGCATTACCATTTGTTCGGCAATTGTATACAGTTGTCCTTTGAGGTCATCGTTCCATATTTCCGGATTCTCTTGTATATATGTTCTGAATAATTTAATCATAGACTCACAATGCTGAGTCTCATCTACAATAGACCAAGTAACAATTTGTCCCATGCCCTTCATTTTGCCATGACGAGGGAAATTCAACAACATAATAAAGGAACTAAACAGTTGCATACCTTCTGTAAATGCTGAGAAGATAGCAATATGCTTTGCTGTATTTTCCTTTGTGGAATTCTGCAATGAAATGTTAGTAACATAATCATGCTTGGCTTTCATTTCTTCATAAGCCAAGAACTCATTATACATTGTCTCGGGCAATCCCAACGTCTCAATCAAATGTGAGTATGCTGCAATATGCAGAGCTTCACGCGCCGCAAAGCCCAATAACATCATTCGCACTTCAGGCTGTGGAAAGTATGGTAAGTAGTTATTAACATAGCCACCTGCAACATCAATATCACCTTGAGTAAAAAATCTAAAGATGTGTGTGAGAAATTGTTTTTCTTCAGCAGTTAGTTTCTTTTTCCAATCCTTAACATCTTCTACCATTGGTACTTCAGTATGAAGCCAA